CAAAGATGGAAAATTAGATGGTACAAGACCATTTGTTGCGGATAACCGCCCTGTAAAGGGTATTCCAAAAGATCAGCGAGATGGAAAGATTGGACAAGTTGATGCGAATACGACTTATAAAGAATGGTTTGGACGACAAGATGATTCTTTTAAAAAAGAATGGTTAGGTCCTACAAGATTTAAGTTTTATAAGGAAGGTAAGTATTCGATTGATAAATTTGTTGATCCCATTTCTGGACGAAATTTTACTCTGAAAGAATTAAAAGAAAAAGATTTCAAATCTTTTAAGAATTTTGGATTGTAATTACATATTGTAAAAATTCTACAATCTTCTAAATGAAGATTTAAGGTATAAATTTAATTAGTTTTAAATTTCTATTAATGATAGGAGTTAAAAAATGCAGAAATCATATTTCTATCTCAAAACTTTTGATCTTAAAATTGATGATGGGCGGGAACATAATGTGGTAAATATTGGTCTATTTAGTTCTCGTGAAAAAGCTATTGAACATGTTATTGCTCTTGGAAAAAGTCTGGAGTCAGAAGGTTATGAGTTTGCAATCATAGAATTATCATTAATTGCTTAAAAATTTATTATTAACTATTAAACCGCCGAAAGGCGGTTTTTTATTGCCTGAATTCGGATGAATAAGGCGCAACGAGCGGAAGCTTAATTAAAAATGGTGGAAACCTATGAAACTTAAAACGATTCAAATCGAAAATAAAACTTACGCAGAAGTGAATGAAGAAGGTAAACCTTTATACCTCCATGAAGATGGAACAGAGATTGCCTTTGATGCACCACATGCGATTGCAAAAATTAATGAACTCGGATCAGAAGCAAAAAATCATCGAATTGCTAAAGAACAAGCGGAAGCAAGTTTAAAAACATTTGAAGGTTTAGATGCTGAAAAAGCCCGAAATGCTCTAAACACCATCAAAAACTTTGATGATAAAAAGTTGATTGATGCAGGGGAAGCAGAACGGGTACGAACTGAAGCAATTGATTCTGTGAAACAAACTTATGAAACACAACTTGGTCAAATCACATCTGAACGTGATGCATTTCAACAGCAATTACATAATGAATTGATCGGTGGTGGATTTGCTCGTTCTAAGTTTATCCAAGAAAAAGTCGCTGTTCCTGTTGATATGGTTCAAGCCATGTTTGGTCAAAACTTCAAGGTCGAAGATGGCAAACCTATCGCATATGACAGTAAAGGTCAAAAAATCTATTCCCGTACAAATCATGGTGATGAAGCTGCTTTTGATGAAGCTTTAGAAATCTTAATCGGTGGATACCAACATAAAGATTCTATTCTAAAAGGTTCACAAGCAGGTGGTGGTGGTTTTTCAGGTCAAGGCGGACAAGGGGGTGGCAAAGCGATGTCACGTCAAAGCTTTGAACAGTTAGCACCACCAGAAAAACAAGCATTCATGAAAGATGGCGGACAAATTACAGAAAATTAATTTTGGAGATTAGTGAATGTCTAATAATTTAAATGGCTTATTACCAACGCTATATGCAGCACTTGATATTGTTTCTCGTGAGATTACTGGATTTATTCCTGCAGTTACACGTGATACTGGTATTGAACGTGCTGCAGTTGGTGATGATGTAAAAATTCCAGTAACAACCGTTGCAGAAGCACAAGATACTAAACCCGGTGTACATGCACCAGACGCAGGTGATGGTACGGTAGATAACATCGTGGCTAAAATTACCAAGTCACGAAATGTACCGATCCGCTGGAATGGTGAAGAAACTCGTTCACTACAAAATGCAGGTACCTTTGCCGCAATTCAAACCGATCGTTTTGCTCAAGCTATGCGAACGTTGGTGAATGAAATCGAACGAGACTGTTGGCTAGAAGCTTATAAAAATGCATCAATTGCTTATGGTGCCGCAGGACAAACGCCGTTCAGCACTGCAGCTGATATGACTGATTTTGCTGGAACATTAGGTATCTTGGAAAACAATGGTGCGCCGCGTAATGATCTGCAATTAGTGTTAGGTCATGCAGCAATTGGTAATTTGCGTGGTAAGCAAGCAGGATTATTCAAGGTCAATGAAGCCGGTCGTGATGACATGCTACGAAATGGTATGACTGACCGTATTATGAACTTTGCGATTCGCCACTCGCATGCAGTCGGTGTACATGCTAAAGGGACTGGTGATGGTTATCTTGTAAATGGCAGTTCATCAGTTGGTGATAAGTCTATTGCTGTAAGCACCGGGACTGGAACAATTCTTGGTGGAGATATTGTGACATTTGCGGGTGATGGTACTCAATATGTGTCTGGTGGTTTAGCAGGATCGAACTTAATTCTTAATCATGGATTGGCTTTAGTTCCAGCTGATAAAGCTGCAGTTAGTGTTGGTAATAACTATGTACCAAACCTCGCATTTTCACGTTCAGCAATTGCATTAGCAACACGTACTCCTGCTTTACCTGAGGGCGGAGATAGTGCAGATGATCGTACGCAAATTGTAGATCCTGTTACTGGATTGGCATTTGAAATTGCGGTTTATCGCCAATACAAACAAGTTGTCTATGAAGTCAGTTTGGCTTGGGGTGTCAAAGCTATTGCACCGCGACATATCGGACTACTTTTAGGTTAACCAATAGGGCGAGAAATCGCCCTTATTTTTTGGAAAATAGAAATGACTTTATTAAATACAGTCCAAATCAAAGATGGTAATGGATACCGTGTAATCAACGAGTCCGACTTTATTCATGGACAACACGAACTCTATGGTGATTCAAAATTATCCAATTTGACTAACCAGGCTTCAGATGTTGGCTCAAGTTTAGAAGACAAGAAACAATTAAAAGAAGCTGAGATTAAATTAAAAGATTGTCTAGAACAGCTTCAAATCGCTCAAGGTGAATTTATTGCATTTAAAAACAACATTGATGCGATGAAAGCCCGTATCACCGAATTGGAAGCAAATGCCGATAAAACGGATGAAGAAAAACCGAAAACAACCAAAACAAAATAGGTGAGTCATGAGCTTTATCACAGTAGATGATGCAAATCGTATATTGGGGAGCGACTTTGCGCCTGAAGGTGATAAAGCTCGTTTAATACTGTTAGCCAATACATGGATGAAGAATGAAATTGGTTTTGTTCCTGATCCAATTGATCCTTTATTGCAAGATGCAGCATGTGAAATCGTGAAAGGTATTAAAACTGGTGTGATTTATTCTGGTGTTTCACGACAAACAACGAGTGAACGTGTAAAAGCCGACTCAGTTGAAGTTGAGGAATCTTTTGTTGAGGGTAGTCGTGAAATTTCAGAATTTGAACAGATTGCCAAAGCATTCATAAATTCGTTAGATCTAAAGCCCAAAGGATTTACATTCAAGGTGTATCGAGGATGAGAGATAAGATTCAATCTAAAGTGGCTAAGGCTTTTAATACTAAGCTTGCAGATACAATCACCACTTTCACATGTTCTAAAGAAATCCAATCTGGTGATTTCGATTTTGACTCACAGACTTACCCCACAGTGATTGTTAAGCAATACTCAGGACGTGGCGTATTTGGCTCATATAAGCGAGATTTGGTTAAGCCTATCGATTATCAAGTCGAGGATATAAAAGCCATTATACTTCAAAATGAAGTCAGCCAAGAGCCTCAAATTGATGATGTTTGGTTGACAAGCAAAGGTCAATTTAAAGTTTTAAATGTTGCTGAAGATCCGAGTGGAAGTATTTTGTTTTGTCAATTGCGTAAGTAAAGGACCAATTAGATTGTGTAATTTATTACCTGAATAATGTTTAGTTCTTTAATTAGCTGTGTTTATTCAAACACCATGAAACACATTGGTATCCAGTCTATGCTATAAATTGAACTTGATGTAAGAGGAGAAATCACTATGTCGATTGGAGATAAATCTGCTTATACAGCAAAATAAAAGCGTCAGGCAAAACATATTTATGAGAGCGAAAAGAAATTAGGTCGCTCTGATGAAGAAGCAGAACGTATTGCTTGGGCAACAGTAAATAAACAAGATGGTGGGGGAAATAAGAAAGCCCATTAATCTAAGTAAAAAATCCACATTTGTGGATTTTTTTATGGAGGAAATATGAGCTGGAAAGGATCCAAACCAACAAACTTTGCAATTCAGATTAAAAATGACTCTGAGCAGTACTTAAAAAAGATCAGTACCGAAATGCTTCAAGGTGTTATTGTTCGATCTCCTGTAGATCAGGGTGCATTCAGAGGAAATCACAGAATATCTGTAAATAATCCTGATACCACTTCTGATAAAAACCTAAAAGATTCACAAGGTAATAAAACCTTATTGAGTGAATCAGAAAAACTTAAGCAATTGAAATTG